TAAATTTATTTAAAAGCTTTGTAGTTAATAACAAAGGATTTTTCCATAAATTATGAAAATTACAATAATAAGAAAAATACAATACGTGTATTTTATCTTTATCTAAAACATCTATTGCTGTTTGAATATTTGATTTTAAATATAATATTTCTAAGTCCTTTTCCATTGTTAAACATTTAAGTTCTGATTTTTTAAATAATTTGCTGTAAAGTCATAAGCTTCTATTTCTTCTATTGTAGATAGATTTTTTATTGCATGAATATGAGCTTTATAAACACCATAATTAGTGTTAGCAACATTTAGCATAAATATATACAATTGTCTCAATTGAACCAAAGTAATTTCAATTGATCCTCCATTATAAAAATATTCAAATGTTGCACTTTCTTCAGTTATAACATTTAATTTTATTTGTTGATCTAAACTTTGTATTTGTTCAGCAATTAAAGCTCTACCGTCACCTGATAATGATAAAATGAAATAATCATTTATTTTCATTTCTCTTATTTCAGAAGAATTAAAATGATAAATATCTAATTCTTTAAGTTTAAAAGATATTTTTTGTTTTAAAAAATCTTCGTCAGATAAATCTGTTTCTTTAAATTGATTATTTATATAAAAATATCCTATTTTTACAGAATCATCACAATCTTGCCATTGCATATTAGATGCTACCGGAAATTCTGATTCTACAATGTCTACTACTTTATTTTCAAATATTAGTGCTTTCATATTTTTTACTTATTAAAATTAAATATATTCATGAACAATTATTATACCCGAACCACCTGTTCCTGCGGCAGTAGATCCTGAAGTTGCCCAAGAACCGCCGCCCCCACCAGCGCCACTATTAGCTCTAGCATTAACATCTCCTGTAGCCAATCCACCTCCAGCATTACCGAGACCTGAACCGCCAAATACAGTTACTCCTCCTTCACCTCCTGCATCTCCTGTCGCACCTCTGGGCATAGAGTGACAACCTGATCCGCCTCTTAAGTTAATAATATTTCCTCCAGAACCTATTCCTCCTGTAGCTCCATACCATACATTACCGTAAGATCCTCCTGTGCAAGTTATTATTGAACCAAAAGAGCTAGTGCCACCTGCACCACCAGATCCGCCTCCACCTATAGTTATAGTTTCGGAAGCAGAAGGACTTATTATAAAAGATTTAGAATATCCACCGGCGCCTCCACCAGCACCAGCACTAGAAGATAATACCCCGGCTCTACCAGATCCACCTCCTCCTTGTACTTCAACCATTATAGCTCTTATTCCATTTGGCTTTGTCCATGTACCTGAAGATGTAAATATTTGAGTACTTTTATATTTATATGCAGATTCTTTAACTATTTTCCAACTATTTGCACCATCACAAATTAATCTTAAATTACCGTAAGCTTTGGTTATATCAACTTGTGTTAATCCGTCAATTGTATCTGTTCCGTTTCTTTGAACTGTAATTTTATTTGTAGAATCAACAGAACCTGATTCATCAATAACAATAATTTCTGCTCCTGCTTGGACAGTTGAAGCAGCAGGAAGTGAAAATGTTCTAGCTGCAGTCATTGTTCCTATTTGAGCAACAACCTTATCTGTAGCTAAAATAGCATAGGCTGCATCATCAACAGTTGTTCTTCTATCAATGGATAAATTTGCTCTTCCTTCAGCTTTATTTGCTGAACCTAAAAAGGTAACAATATCTGCTGAATATTCAGATTCAATTTTTGCTAATAACTGAGCTATTGTGACTTTTTTATCAATACTAGACTCGTTCAAATGTAAATACGCAGCATCTAGGATTGTTCCTGTTTTCGCTGGTAAACCTGGGACTGTAATATTTGCCATAATTTTCTAACTAATTTTAAAATTAATACTAAAAGCTTTAATATTTGCTGCTGTAGCACCAGATATAGGAATAGTTCCATCAGCATCAGCAGTTCCAAATGTTAAAGTATTATTGTTTATGATTTTTGTTGATGCAGCTGCAGATGTTGGCTTATCAGCAAAACCTAAAACATAGTCATCTAAATTTGTGCTATCAAAAGCAACAATAAATGAAAAATGACCATCTTTTGTTAATCCTGTTCCTACACCGTCAACAACTTCTACCATATCATTTGTGAACTTACTCCACAACCCTAAAACATTAAACATAAAATTTAAATGATTTAATGCATAATTTCCATCTAAACTTCCGTTTTGTTTTAGTTCATCTGTTGGCTCTAATTTGTTACTTCCACCTTGTCTAGTTTCAGTAGCATCATTAGTTGCCCATTCTATTGTATTATCTGGTTTTACCGACATAATATTAAATAATTAATTATTGATAAGCTAAATTTGCTAATCCTCCATCAGTAATATTTTGATCTTCATCGTAGCAACCTAAAATTGCTCCTGTATCTGTGACCAAAGTATCTCCTGTGTCAGTTATTAAATCTAAATTTTCTACAACTCCAAATTCTCTTCCACCGAAAATAGTTTGGAGTTTATTACTTCCAACTCCTGATTCATAATCAACAACAAATTGTGATCCTGCATCATCTACAAGATCGTCTCCTGAATCAGTTTGTAAATTCGCTTGTGTAGTTTCAATCTCTGTTGCAATAAATGGAACTTGACCATCTGATGCATAAATTAAAACCGCAACTCCTGCAGCCGACAATCTATCAATTGTTGTTTTGATATTTGTTGGCAATGTTTCTCCATTTGTATAAATAGTATAAGCAGCAGGAGGATTATCTGAATAAACAACTTTGGTAGCATTTGTAACTATAGTTAAAATTTCAACAATATCTTCTACAAAAGCTCTAGAAGTATTCTTAAATATTTTTAAAGTTAAATCTGAACGATAATCAGCATCATTTCTACCATTTCTTCCTTCTACAATAATATGACCAATTAAATCTAATTGTTTTCCTGATGAATTAGTTATGTTTAAAATAACTTTTAAATCAGCAAATACAGTATCTAATTCATCAAAAGTACTAGCAGCAACTTGGAGAACTTTATTAAAATTCTCTGATGATTTAAATTGCTCAATATTTAATTGTTTTATAGTATCGTAAATGCTCATTATAATGTAACGTCAATTCTACTTAAATCAAATAAAGGTTTTTCCTTTATTGAACAATTAATATTAGAAGCACCATAAGTTGGTGTTCCTCCTGCTGTTGCAGTTGAAGCAATAGTTATTGTAGCAGATCCTATGCCTTCAATCTCATATAAAGGCTTATAGAATTTTTGTGTTACAATAACATCTCCTATATTAAAATAATCTTCAGCAAATTCTAATATCGATTCTTTTATTGCAGCTTCACCATCAGCAGGGAAGTCTTCCTCATTATTATAAGAATCAATAACAACTTTGACCCACATATATAAATTGCTAGGCCTTGAAAACTTAATATTATGAGGAATATCTTGATCGTCTTTAACTTCTACTGTAATATCTCCATGAGATTTTATTCCTGCAATTTTCATTTGGAATAATTTAGCAGCAATATTTGCATTAGAACCACCTTCAGCGACAGTTTCAAAAGATTTAGCAGGAATATTATCTGAATCAGTAACTAAACTATCGTTTTCGTATACTCTACAATAACTTACTCCAGAAACTTCATCTAATATTTTTGCTCTAATAGCATCAACAAAATTAAATCCTGCAACAGCTATATCTTGTTGTGTTCTTAATCTTAATTCTTGATCTGTTTCAATTTCTCTTCCAGTTTCTCCTGCATAATAATTTCTTACAGAATCTAAACCAGATATTGCCGTTGAAATTGTATCAATAGTTTCAGCAGCAACTTCATTTTTACCTACTTCTAAAGCTGTAACTTCTATTTGAGATTGAACTTTACCAACAGTCATTTTAGAATCTGCTGTAATATCATAAATATCATTTTTATCAGTAGCTTCAATTGTCATTAAGCCAGATCCTTCATCAGTTATGGTTAAACCAATCACAGCAGCTTCAACAACAGCTTTTAATCCTGCTACAATTTCATCAGCCGTAGCTGTTCCATCAGAAACATAAGAATAAGTATTACCGTCAATATAAAAACGATATGTTGCATTGTTACTTACAGTTGTAACTGTTATTTGAATCCAATTGCATTCACCTTGAGTAATAAATTTATCTTCTGATGTTTTAAATATTAATCCTGTTGAAGATTGTTTAACTTGAGTATTTGAAGGAATAGAAGTAGCATTGTCTCCTCTAAAGCTTACATTAGAAGTTGATGCAGAAGCTCCTTTTTTATCTATACCTACTAAAGAGACTGCATTTTCCAATGGGACTCCTGAGGCAGTATTTCTATTTAACGAATTATAAGTGTCTTCTGCAGTTTGCCATACGGAATCCGCCATAGATCCAATAAGACCTATTAAAATGGAATTAGGTGAATCTTCACTTAAATCTGAATCTTGACCAAATTGTGTTTTCCATTCATTTTCTAAATCACTTATAATTTGTTCATTTGTTTTTCTA